TATGTAACAAGAGTATCTGCTACTCAAAACTCCGGCGGTTCCGTACAACCAGTAGAGAGCAATCAGGCAAGAAGTTCTGGACGAACTACTAACAATGATCTGCATGAACAGTTTAATAAACTTCAACAGGATCTGAATCGCAAGGATCAGGCACTGAGGGAGAGGGACTTAGACACAGATATTCAGCGGGCCATGGGAGATAAGTTTGACAACGATCTTTTAGATTACGCATTGACTAAGGTAAAGTCATCCGTTCAATGGAACGACGACGGCACTTACAACATCGTAAACGCAAAGGGTCAAGAACGATATGGTTCTGACGGCAATCCGCTAACAATCACAGGGTTAGTTCAAGAAGTCGCAAAGGGAAACCCTAAACTTCTGAAACAGAGTAATCTACCCGGTGGTTCAGGTTTAAGACCTGGTCAAGGTAAGTTCGCTGGTGCCGAAGAAGACGGCATACCAGACTATAGCAAAGATCCTGCTGCGTTCAACGCATGGGCTCAACGCAACGGTCTTGGTAAGAACATTGGTCTAAAGGGGACTACTGTATCAGCAACAATATCTGGAACAAGTCAAAAAATACTCTGATGCCAACATTTTTTAAAGGAAACATATCGTGGCGTATACACTCGGTGGTAGCAATGGTGAAGCGTTTGGCTTCACAACTGCAATTTCAAATTTCGCGTTACGTGCAATGCACGAATCAATGGGACTCGTCAATCTTACGAATGTCGTAACCCCAACACAAGGTAATACATTCTTGGTGCCGAACTTCGCTTAACATAGGGGCGCGCATAGAAGAAATTCTATGATGATAACTGGGAGAATTGCTGGAACATCTTACTGCGTAATGGCAAAGACAATCAGCAGCCGAGCATCAGAAATGATGAAGGTTCAACGACTAGAGAGAAATCTCGTAGTGTCAAGTGACACGAAGCACCCGGGATCCGAAAGGATTATGATATAGTCTGCTCTGTATAGAAATATACAGTCTACGAAAGTAGAGTTTAAGCGTAACGAACTTAAATTAACATTGGCCAATTACGTACCAAAATTACAACGAATCAGGTTCAGGTGGAACTTATTCTGGCGATGCTGTGGTTCAAAACCCTGCATTGACTCAAGGTAGCATCACCGCTACTCCAGCAGTTGCCCAAACCGCATTCGGTATTTTCTACGGCTGGACAACTTCGTTCCAATTGGCTGCAACTCTTGGTGCAGAACTTGGTGAGTCGTTCGCTGAAAAGGTTGATCAGCGTGTTGCTGCTGCTTTCACGGCATTCAAGGCAACTCCTGGTAACACAAACTATACTGCTGCTCCGGCTGACGGCTTTGCTCGTCCGCTACAACTTGGCGCTATGGAAGTTCTACCTGCTGGTTTCGTTGGTACTACTGGTGACACAACTGGTTTCACTTCACGCACTATTCTTGAACTTGTTCGCAATGTCAAGCAAGCGTTCAAGGTGGCTCGTATGCCAGGTAACCCAATGATCGTGCTTGACAGCAACGGTTTCGTTACTGGCGTTACAGCAGGACAATCTGGTTCTTCGTTGACTCGTCTGTTGGCTGAACTGACCGGCGGTGCTGTTTCTCAATCAGGTGGATCTAATCTGTCTGCTCTTGGTAACGAACTGTTGACCAGCGGCAAGATTGAGAATGTCTACGGATGTACCGTGATGTTCACTACCTTCTTACCTGCAGCAAGTCGTACTGTTTCTGGTGCCGCTTCTACTTCGGTTCTTGTCGGTGCTTACTTCGGTGACTCCGCTGTGTTCACGGTGTTGAAGGAAGGTCTTTCTCTGAAGCAAGGCGAAGTGCCTGGTGGTCTGCAAATCTGGCTAACTGGCGTGGGCTACTTCGGATCTGGCGTGGGCGATCTTCGTCGCGGTGGTGCTATAAATATAGTACAGGATTAATCAAGAAGATAGTTCAGATATACTAAGGAGACAATAAGGTGAGTGTACCCTACCAACGCATATCAACAGCGACCGTGAATGATATAATCTTTTACGATCCTGCTGCCGAACGCAGAGCATCCGCTCTGTCTGTGAATTGGGACGCTTACTTCAAGGTCTCCAGTCAAGAATGGTTATACAAACTTGAATTTGGATTCTGGCAAAAATACGCGGACACCGTAATTGGTGCCACATACTATGCCAACAACTCAAAAAATCAGTTGATCAGTTCGTTCAACCCAAGCCAACTAATAAAGAGTGATCAAACACTCATTCGTCTGGATACATTCGGAGCAATACTGGTATTCTATCAGTCACTTGTAACGGATGTGGCCAATAAGAACGAAGTTGACATGGAGAACTACAACTTTGCGAAGACCCGATGCGACGACGAATGGACGAAGGCATTACAACTAATGAACTTCTACGATTTGATGAAAGACGCACCAAACGGTCCGACTACAAAGTTGGAAGAGAACTGGGTGGCGGATGTGGATTACTTCAATGGCGACCGGAGATTTTTCTAATGTCTGCACCACTAATCACTCAGGAGCAAATCGTTGAGGCCCTAAAAGCATCAATGGTTACTTCATGGAACATGCCAGTTTATGGTGAGTTTCCGAGTGATCCAACTGCCGTGCGATTCGGTCTATATGCAGGTGAGGTTGTCACCACAGATAGAAACCCGAACGGAACAGTTGGACTTGGTGTGACACTTGGATCAAATGTTTACAACGCAAAAGACCAATTTGACATAGTTTATATCAGTTTCCAGGACGACTCAAACGCATATGCGGTCGGTGGTGCAATAAGCCAACTTGTTACTTACACAGCAGCAGGAGCCACAGCACCATTGTTCAATGGATATCACGAAAGAGATTTCACGCAAACGCTGGAGTATGGTCCAAACAGAGTAAAGTATACCTGGACATTCAATCTTGTAAGATTAGAATTCCAATAGCCACTACAAAGGAGAAATCACATGGCAAATGTAAGAATTACGACGAATACAACCGGTACTCAACCAGTCATCACGATTGGAACCGGCACGGCGCCGAATATCACTCTTCCGTTTGTGCAAGATTTGACGATCACCAACAAAACTGGAGTTTACTCGTATGTAAACTTTACCGATGTTGACACTCGCAAGTTGAGTACACCGGCGGATAATGAAATCAGCACAAACATTGTTCTAGATAAGGAAACTTTCTTCGGCAATTCAGCAGCAACAGCCAACTCAGCAGCATACTACGGTGTGATCGGTTTGAGTGGCAATAAGATTGCGATTAACTTCGGAATCTTCTGGGCCGGCAATGCCGCAGCATCAACGGATATCTACACAACAGGATCTGGATTCATTACGAGTCTGGCACCAGTGACGAAGCCTGACGCACCTGTCTGGGTCTCGCCAATGGCAATTGCTGTTGATGGATCATTCACAACGATAGTAACAGGTTAAGGAAGTATTATGGCTAATGTAAGAATTACAACTAATACTACAGGCACCCAGCCAATCATCACGATTGGCTATACTGGGGCCGATCTGGCAAATGCCTCATTAGCAATTACTCTGCCTTTTGTGCAAGACGTAACGATTACCAACAAAACTGGAGTTTACTCATATGTAGATTTCACTGATGTTGATACTCGTAAGTTGAGTACACCGGCAGACAACGAAATCTCCATGAACATCGTCCTTGATAAGGATACGTTCTTCGGAGCAAACGTTGCTAATGCTACCGCTGTTGGTCAAGGTATCATGAATATGAGCAGCAACAAGACAGCCATTGATTTTGAAATCTATTGGGCTGGCAACGGAACTGTGACTGACATCAAGACAACTGGCACTGGATTCATTACGAGTCTGGCACCAGTAACGAAACCAGACGCACCTGTCTGGGTCACGCCAATGGCTATCGCCGTTGACAACTACTTCACAACTGTAGTTAACGCATAAAGTCGGGCACTTCGGTGCCCTTCTTTTAACAATTGAGAAACATATGAACGAATCAAGCACGGTCTGGCTCAAGACCAAAGAACAAAAACTTCAGGCACTACTCAGTGACGAAGCAAAGTCGGGCAACATGCTAAAAGAATTAGCAGACACCGTCCGTCAACTCCAAGCAAAGAACAAATTCCGATTGGCTCTGATTAACCAGGTCCTTGAAGAACTAACTCCGGCTAAATAAATCTAACAACTTAGGAAAACAAATCATGCGTTTAAGCCAACTCTCCGCAAAGCCACAACTAATTGAAGTAACAATTGATGATGAAGATACAGTCAAAGAATTCGGTGAACCACTGACATTCCATACTTGGGATCGTCAGCCAATGGACACATTCATGCTGCTGGCTAAAGCAGACCATACAAATTTCTCAAATGTGATCGGCATTGTCCGCACACTTATTTTAGACGAAGAAGGTAAAGAGGTATTGTCAGACAGCAACATGTTGCCGACTGGCGTTTTAATGAAGGCTATTGGAAAGGTGACGGAACTATTGGGAAAGTAACTAACGACGACATTGATCCTGATTCAGTTCAGATGCACTTGGTGCTAATGATTGACTCACTTGGCAAACGATACGGTCTGTTACCAAGTGATGTTCTGGCCAGAAGCAATACTTTTGATCTGTACATAATGGATGCGGCAATGTCGTTTGAGAACTTTCATCACAAGAAAGCGATGAACAATGGTAAGGATCCGATAGCCGATTATAGCGACAATGATTTAATAGAAATGATGAACAAAGCAAAGGCAAGATGATGACCATAACAACGCATGACAGTATTACCGGTAGTATTAAACGGATCCAGACTAAACTCAAGGTGGTGCCACAGGACGCCTTAGTGGAATTCATTAAGGATACACCGATTCGTTCTGGTAATGCCCGTAGAAATACAAAGTTGCGTGGTAAAACGATTGTTGCTGACTATGCGTATGCTCAGAAGTTGGATGATGGTTATAGTAGTCAATCACCAGATGGTATGACTAAACCAACTGAAGCGTTCATCAGAAAGCGCGTCGCAACCATATTGAGAGGTAGATAATGGCTGATTTAAGTTATACCGTTGATGTAAACACAACCGGTGCAGTAACCGGTTTACAAAAACTACAGGATAAAGTCGGCACTTTGTCAAAAGCCTTTACTGGGTTACAAGGCGCACTGGCCGGACTAGCAATTGGTGCATTGGTTAAAGATGCCCTAAACTATGCTGATGCGATGTCCGACCTCAGCGATTCAACTGGAATCGCTATTCAAAATATCATGGGATTTTCTCAATCTTTAGCACAGAACGGCGGTAAGG